CTACATTAGGGAATCCCAAGTAGATAAAATGTCAGACAAAGAGTATGCTAAAAATCAGGAAGCTATAATGGAAGCAATGCGAACAGGTAAGTTTGTATATGATTTATCTGGTGCGGCACGATAAAAAAGTGTTGACAAGGCATTTTTTCTAAATATAACTAACACGTACAAACATATATTGTCTGACTACCTACGACAAGTATAGACCCATCTCATTTGAAATCATGTAATCAAATAGCGATGCAACTCTAAAAAAGCGTAGCCTCTGATAGCAAAGTGTTTAGTTCTTAACCTAGCCAAGAGGAGGATTTATCATGGCTTTTTCAAGTGCTACAGGCTATCAAAATTTACCCAACGGTAATTTTAGTCCTGTAATATATTCCAAACAGGTACAGCTTGCGTTCCGTAAGTCAACTGTTGTTGGTGACATCACCAATTCCGACTACTTTGGGGAGATTGCTAATCAGGGCGATACAGTCAGGATTATCAAAGAACCTGAAATCTCAGTCAAGTCTTATACTCGTGGCACACAAGTCACAGCGCAGGATCTTGACGATGAAGACTTTACCCTTACTGTGGATAAGTCTAACTACTATGCTTTCAAAATGGACGACATTGAGGAAGCACACAGTCATGTAAACTTTATGCAACTCGCAACCGACAGAGCTGCATACAGACTAGCTGACCAATATGACCAAGAAGTTCTTGGATATATGGCAGGTTATGCACAGTCAAGTTTACACTCCGTAGCTGACGCTGTTAATACGTCTGTTAGTGGTAGCGTTGCAGTTTCTACTGCAGGTACAGATGAACTTCTTACTTCAATGAAGTTAAGGAAGGATTCCTTTGCCAGTATTACCACATCATCAGCAGGGGATCACTCAATCCCTGTCCAAAATCTAGCACCAGGTGCAACATCTGTATCAACTGCAGCTGTTACTCCAATGGTTATTATTAACCGAATGGCTAGACTGTTGAATCAACAACAAGTTGATACACAGGACAGATGGTTGGTTGTTGACCCAATCTTCATGGAGTTACTAGGTGACGAAAACTCCAAGTTGGTAAACGCTGACTTCAACGCAGCCGAACTAAAAAATGGACTTGCTCTAACTAGCCTTGGAGGTTTTAGACTATACGTGTCTAGCAACCTACCTGCTGTTGGAACAGGAGCAGGAACATCAGGCACTGCAAACCAAAATGCTAACTTTGGTGTTATTGTTGCAGGTCATGGTTCTGCTGTTGCGACTGCTGAACAACTCAGCAAAACTGAAACATACCGTGACCCTGACAGCTTTGCTGACATCGTGCGTGGTATGCACTTATATGGTAGAAAGATCCTCAGACCTGAGGCAATCGTGACTGCCAAATATAACGCAGCTTAAGGGGGGATTTTACAATGGCTACAGTTTCTTCATTAGTTGTTAGTGCTAGAGGTGTTGGAAACCCAAGTAGGAAACCCTACATGGTTCAAACTACCCTAGACTTTTCAAACTCTGCTATCAGTGGACTATCTGCAGGGGACATCGTACAAGCGATAACTATCCCTACTGATACTTGTGTGCTATTCGCAGGGGCTGAAATGATCGCATCAGTTCAATCAGGTGCTGATGGCAACACTGTTAACTTAGGTATAACAGATGTTGATCAGTACATAGCAGGAGCAGACATTGATGATGACTCTGCTATTCTGTCATCAGGTATAGGTTATCTTACACCTGCAACAGAAGCAGGAGTTCCTTTCTTTGTAGGTGCAACTGCTGACACGCTTGATCTTGAACTACAGGCTACATCGACTGCTCCAACAGAAGGTAAAATCCGTATCTTTGCAGTGCTTATGGACATGTCTCCAATGGGCAACGAAAATACAGTGCATTTTGCTGCTGATGGTGCTGACGAAGTAGACAGAGATCTACTAGCTTAACTTTTTAAAATGTTTGGGGCAGGGCAACTTGCCCCTTACACTATCAGGACAAGGTGAATGGCAACTTTTTTATCATTAACAAATAGTGTATTAGCGAGATTAAATGAAGTGCAACTCACCTCTTCTAACTTCTCCAATGCGAGAGGTATACAGATACAAGCACAAAATGCTGTGAATGAGGCTATACGATATATAAATCAAAGAGAGTTTCAGTATCCCTTCAATCACACCACTAAATCACAAACACTTTCACCAGGCATAGTAAGATACAGTATACCCACTGATGCAAAGCACGTAGACTATAATACAGCTAGAATAGTAAAAGATACTACAATAGGAGCGTCAGGAGCTAATCTTAGAATACTACAGTACAACGAATATATAAGCAACGAACATATAACACAAGAAGATGAGATAGTTACAACAACACTAGCAGAGGCACTAGACGCTAGTGAAACAGAAATAGATCTTACAAGTTCCACAGGCTTTGACAGCACTGGAAAAATATTTATAGAAAACGAAGAGATAACATACACAGGTATTAGCACCAACACACTCACAGGATGTACACGAGGTGCTAACGGAACAACCGCTGCAACACATGACAACGGAACATCTGTAGCACAGTTTGACAATGGTGCAGTGCCTAGATACATAGTCAGGACATTAGACAATAACTTCCTACTGTTCCCATTTCCTAACAGAGCCTATACACTAAAGTACGATTACTTTGCTTTTCCAACAGATCTTTCGGCACTAACAGACACAACAACAATACCTGCACGATTTGACCCTGTAATTATAGATGGAGCTACAGCTTTTGTTTATCAGTACAGAGGAGAAACAACACAGTATCAATTAAACTTTAGTCGCTTTGAGCAAGGCATAAAGAATATGCAGAGTTTACTAATTAACAAGTATGAGTATGTGCGTTCCACAATGATACAACAACCCACAGGATACTTTAGCTCAGGAGCGTTGAACTAATGCCTGATCTATCGCAAACGTCCCCTGCAGTTTTTCCACTACAGGGAGGGTTAGTTTTAAACAAATCAACTTTTGCGATGCAACCAGGAGAGGCAATAGAACTTGTAAACTTTGAGCCGGACATCAACGGTGGCTACAGACGCATAAACGGTTTTGCAAAGTACAACACTAATATAGTTCCAATAACGAGTGCATCTACAGAAGAAGTTTTATTGTCCTGCATATTTAATGGCACAATACTTGCAGCAAGAGGAGAAAAGATATTTACAGCCTCAGCAGGAAGTGGGTCTTGGACAGAACGAGATAGTGGTAGAACAAGTGCAGGTGTATATACCTTTGAACGCTTTAACTTTGATGGCAACGACAAGCTTATAGTTGCAGACGGAAACAACGCACCAACAGTATTTAACACATCGTTTGCAGCAACAGACGTATCCTCAGGTGGAGGTGGAGAAGTTAGCACTGCTGTAACAGGTGCAAAGTTTGTGGCAGTATTTAAAGACCATATGTTCTACGCAGGTATGGCTAATAGCAAACAAGAAGTTGTGTTTAGTGTACCGTTTGATGAAGATGATTTTACCACAGGTAGTGGCGCAGGTAGCTTCAAAGTAGACGACACAATAACAGGTCTTAAAGTTTTCCGTGAAGATTTGTTTGTATTTTGTCAAGACAGAATATTTAAACTGTCAGGAACATCGTCAAGTAACTTTGCTGTTACACCTGTTACTAGAAACATTGGATGTGTAAACGGACAGACGATACAGGAATTTGCAGGTGACTTAATATTCCTAGCACCAGACGGACTAAGAACCGTTGCAGGTACAGCAAGAATTGGTGACGTTGAACTTGGCACTATAAGTAGTCCTGTGCAGTCTGTGTTTAACAATAACATCGCAAACGCTAGTGGGTTTAGGTCACTCGTAATACCAAACAAAACACAGTATAGAGTGTTCTTTACAAAGTCAGGTGTTTTACAAGCTACAACAGAGGGCATACTGACATCACTTAGAGGACAGTCTTTTGAGTTTGCTAATTTAAAGGGTATACGACCTACATCAACAGACACGGTTACAACAGCGACAGAAACAATAGTTATACATGGTGGAGATGGAGGCTACGTATACAGACAGGAATCAGGCAACGATTTTGATGGCACAGCCGTAGGAGGCAAGTACAGAAGTCCTGACCTAAGTTTTGGAGATCCAGGAATACGAAAACATATGCACCGTGTCCTTGTAAGCTACAAACCAGAGTCCTCTATTAGTGCTGATATGTTTCTTAGATACGACTACGAAGACCCTGACGCACCAAGACCTGCAGCTTACTCACTAACAGCTAGTGATATTGTGGCTGTATATGGCACAGGAGTTTACGGCACAGCAACATACGGTGGACAGTCAGAGCCTTTGTTACGGCAGTCAGTAGAGGGATCAGGGTTTACCGTAGCATTAAGAGTTGACGATAATGGAACGACAGCCCCTTACGCACTTAGGGGATTTCAAATGGAATATCAAACAGGAGCTAGAAGATAAATGGGAGCAACGTATACACGACAGTCTACATACAGTGACGGTGATGTTATCACGGCTGCCCACACTAATGACGAATTTAATCAGTTATTAGCAGCCTTTGCCGCATCAACAGGACACACACATGATGGAACAACTGCTGAAGGTGGTCCTATCACTAAGCTGTTAGGTACAGCTATTACTATAGGAGATGGTACAGCAGGTACAGACATTGCTATAACCTTTGATGGTGAAACTAATGATGGTGTCCTAACATGGATGGAGGATGAAGACCATTTTAAATTTAGTGATGACATTGTAATTGATGGCACGAAAAGATTATACTTCAATGATGAAGGTGGCGAATATCTACACGGTGATGGCACAGACTTAAATATCGTTGCAGGTGCAGACATCAACATACCTGCAAATGTTGGATTAACATTTGGTGACGATGGAGAAAAGATTGAGGGTGACGGTACAGATTTAACCATCACAGGTAATAACATTAATCTTACTGCTACAGCAGATGTCAATATACCGTCAGGTGTTGGCATAACTTTTGCCACAGCAGAGAAGATAGAATCAGACGGAACAGACCTTAGCATCACTGTTGGTTCAGGTGGTGACATTAATATACCTGCTAACATAGGTTTGACGTTTGGTGATGACGGAGAGAAAATAGAAGGTGACGGCACTGATTTAACAATCACTGGTAACAACATCAATCTCACAGGTACGGCTGATATCATCATACCTGCGAATGTTGGTCTTATCCTTGATGGATCAGGTGCTGAGAAGATAGAGTCTGATGGCACAGATATAAACTTTAGTGTAGGCTCAAGTGGTGACATAAATATTCCTGCTAATATTGGTCTAACTTTTGGCAATGATGGTGAGAAGATTGAAGGTGATGGCACTGACCTGACTATAACAGGCAATAACATAAACCTCACAGCAACTGCTGACGTTGTAATACCTGCAGATGTTGGTCTAACATTTGGTAGTGGCGAGAAGATTGAGGGTGATGATACAGACCTAACAATCACATCAGGTGCTAAGATAAACCTTACAGCCACCTCTGACATACACGTACCAAACAATGTTGGTATAGTATTTGGTGGTGACAGCGAAAAGATTGAAGGAGATGGTACAGATATGACTATCTCTGCAAACAATCTTACTGTAGACGCTGCAGCAGATATTACACTAGATGCAGGTGATGCAGATGTAGTATTAAAAGATGACGGTACACAGTACGCAGCTTTCACAAATAGTTCTGGTAACTTAATAATTAAATCAGGTTCAACCACAGCTTTAACATTCAGTGGTGCAAACGCTACACTAGCAGGTGACTTAACAATTAGTGGTGATGATCTTACTATGGGTACAAACACCAGTGGTCACATCATGGTTGCTGACGGAACTAATTTTAACCCTGTAGCTGTATCAGGTGACGTAACTATGGCAGCAAATGGTGCAGTAACAATAGCTAACGGTGCTGTTGAAACTGCGATGGTAAATGCAAATGTTATAACAGGGCAGACTGCTGAGACATCTCTTGACACATCCAATGATGTTATACTTATACATGATGCGTCTGCTAGTGCATTAAGAAAGACTACACTTGCATCTATATCCTCTGCTCTTGGTGGTATCACAGATGTTGTGGCAGATACATCTCCACAGTTAGGTGGTGACTTAGATGCACAAGGCAAGGATTTAGAAGATGTAGGATTAAGCTCTGCCGACTCACACGCAGGTATATATGGAAGTTCATCTGCCCCTGTAACCTTCACAGTTACTGTGGCAAGTATGACATCTGCACATCCTTACAATGGAGATGGAAGTAGCAACGCATATTTTATAAACGGTGTAGAAGCACCTGCTCTAACATTTCACGGTGTAGATAACGTAACATCAGACTCAGGATACTACTATAAGTTTGACCAAGCAGATAGCAGTAACAGTGGACATCCATTAAGATTTTATTTAGATGCTGACAAGACTACAGCGTACACAACAGGTGTTACAACAAGTGGTACTCCAGGAAGTAGTGGAGCATACACACAAATTGATGTAGATGAGGACACACCAAGCATATTATATTATCAGTGTTCATCACACGCCTATATGGGTAATCACGCTGTTGTTCTTGGTTCTAATAAGATAAATCACACAGAAGCCCTAATTAGTTTTCCAACAACAACAGGCACATTAGTAGGTTCAGGGGATACAGGCACTGTAACAAACGACATGTTAGCAGGAAGTATTGCAGCATCTAAACTAGCAGGTAGTATTGGAGACAGCAAACTTAGCACCATAAGCACAGCAGGTAAAGTTGAACTAGGTGCTTTAGAGATTGATGGTGCATCTGAAATGGGTGCAGCTCTTGTTGATGCAGATTTATTAATTGTAGATGATGGGGCAGATGGTACAGAAAAATCTATGTTGGCATCTAGAATACCAACTTATGTATTTAGTAAAGTAAGTGGTGATGCAACTGCGAGTTCTGCAGGAGCTTTAACAATAGCAAATGATGCTGTTGAAAGTGGTATGTTAAACGATAATGTTATAAGTGGGCAGACAGAACTAGCATCAGGTCTAGCTGACACTGATGAATTAATGGTAAGTGACGCAGGTACAATTAAACGTATGGATATGAGTGTTGTAAAAACTTACTTAACGAGTGCAGGGTTTAGCACAGAAGACCCAACAGCACTAGCCATTGCACTAGGATAAGGAGAAGATAGTATGGCAAATACATTTAAAGTAGTAACAAAGGCAGGAGTAACTTCTGCAGATGTTATCTACACAGCAGGTAGTGTTGACGCTACTATAGTATTAGGATTGATGTTAGGTAATACAACAACAAGCCAAGTTACTGCTACAGTTTCACTAGGCTCAGATACCACTGGCAGAGCAGGAGCAAACGATGAAGCTAATCAAACTGTGGAGTTAGTAACTAATGCTCCCATACCTGCAGGTTCATCATTAGAACTACTGTCAGGTAACAAAGTAGTTTTGGAAGATACAGATACAATCAGCGTGACAGCATCTGGTGCAACAGACGTAGCACTATCAATTATGGAGATAACATCATAATGGCATATGTGGGTAATGCAATAGCAACTACATTTAGCACAATACCATCTGTGCAAAGGTTTAACGGAGATGGCTCTGACACGACATTTACGCTGTCACAGACCGTCACTAGCGTTCAGGATATACTTGTATCCGTAGATGGTGTAGTGCAGGACAGTCC